TTTTGGGTTGGGGAACCCAGACAGAGACCAAGTACTTTGGTTACAGTTCAATTTCTCGAAGCTTAGTTTACGATAGAAGTTTGCACAGCGTTAAGATACATGAGATACTGTGGTATCAATATTTGTTTGTTGTGTAATCTATCTATTATTGCTAAGATTAGAATTATGAGAACTTAGGTGAATCCTTCAGATAATCGAGAGATGTCCTGCGTTTAGTTGGATGGACATTCTTTTGGGGATCTATTGGAGTAGCTAAAGGACCCTTGTATTGCCTTACATTATTTAAGGCACGTTTAGGTCGTGAGAAAGCGTCTTGTACGAAAACAAGATCCATCTGTCTCTTAATTGGGAGCGATGGAGGGCTGACATCCCAGTGTACAACTGTCAAAGTATAGAATTTCATTATTCTGAGGCCCTTAGTGTTGGGAATCAAAATGAATACGGATTGTAAGACTACAACCGGAAGAAAATGTAGTCGACACAGTTTTCTGTGCTCTGTTTAAAAGCATGGTTTAGAGTAAGGTAAAGATTTAAGCGTGGCTAAACTGCACGTAATTTCGAGATGAAACCTCTCTTTAGATTTGGTATCATAGTGGATAAGCGAAAGAATTATTTATTTTAAGTGGTGCTAGAAGGTACGAATACTAGAGTGTATGCATACCCGATTCCTTGAGGCAAGGATAGGAGAAAGCGCACTGAGCGGAAGTATATATCGCCGGACCTCCCACAAGGAGGATTGAATGCAACTGGAAAAGCCAGTTTAATGACAATTCGATTTAGTTAGATATGTATGGAGTAATTCTCAGTCATACCCTTTAGGGATAGTTAAAAGCCCTTCTCCACTTCAACGGAGATATCAAGTAAGCCTAAAAAGGCAAAACAATTCATAAGTGATCGCGACATAAGTACAAGTCGTATCTGCTCACGTGGGTGCGATTTCGAAAGTGTCTGTACGATATCTATCACTAATAGATGTGGCTCATATAAGAGTCTCATTTGAGAAGTCACAGTGTGATGTATTAAATGTTGGCATAGTTTGAAATGATAGGTATATTTAAGCGATTGCTCCGCCCTCTCCCTGCGGCCCGTATTTACGGGGTTTGAGATGATCTCAATATGAACCCTAGCGTAGACCGTATTGTCATGGGAAGAGAGGGGTTAGGCCCAATATACAAACACGTACACTAAAATCAAATTAATAGACCTCAATTTAAGTTTTAACCAAGTCAAATCAAGGGATGATCGTGACTTGATAAATAAGCGTTTAGATATTATTACAATCCCAGAAGTGGTGAATTGGTGGGAGAAGATTAAGTTGGAAGGGTATTGCTTGCCGAATGACGAAAGATATATTCAAAATAGATTGTTGTCGTTTAGGACAAACGACGAGACAAGATCAACGTTTTTTAGCAAGTATGGTATGTGGTGTAGGAACTCATTAAAAATAACAGAGTTTCCATGTACATGGGGGTTATTTCCTTATGACCCTAGTATGTTTGGGGCGTTTTATAGCGTTTCAACACTAGAGTTTAAAGGAGAATATCCTGATATATATGGAGTATATGATTTTGAGTATGAGTTTTTAGGAGAGTATACAATAATTCCAGTACATAGGATTTTATACGTAATGGTAGCAGCTTTTTTGAAATTTGGAAAATTATTTCAAAGAATGGGTGTTATTAGTGAACGTGATATCTTTAGAGTAGAAATAGATAATTTAATAACTGAGATATCAGTAGAAAATGCACTGGAGTTGATGTGTAGAGCAGCGATAAATGTGGGAGTTTATGATCCATATAGTATCGCAGATTGGATGCCTAGATGCTGTTGTGAGTGTAGACTATATGAGTTTTATTATAGAGATGCAACGGGTTATGATTTTGGGGACTTGTGTGATGAATTAGATGATTTATTTTTCATGACAGATAGTACCATTCATCATGATGGGACAGCGCACAGCTTAGGGCATGACATTACAGCGGAAGATTTATATTTTAGAATGGAAGAAGAAGTTGGAATGTCCCAATCGGGAGTGGAGTATGAGCCCCTGAGTGATGAGCAATTGGCTCCCTCAAGAAAGTACTTCAAGTATGTCCATCCGTGCTCAGGTGGACGAAAACCCGGAGGAAGGGTAGAATGGTCTAGATCTTCTACACTTCCTAATGATCGATTTAAGGCACAGCACAAGGAACTAGATTATATTTATGGAATAGTGCCGTGTATTCCTCACGTGGATAAAGATGATGAAGAGAGATGTAGGAAATTATTCTCAAAATTATGCACGGGAGAATTTTCAATGCAAATGTTGAGTTTGTCATTTATTAATTTCAATAAGTTATTGTTCGAATTGGGATGGCAACATAGTCATCGTTTTATGGATTATGATAAGGCTTATACCCTATTAAAACCTGTATTACGAGGATATCAACTTTCTCATTGGAAATCAAGACAACTTAACACTAAAAGAACTAAGAACAAGTCATTAAGATTATTTGTTAAAAATTATAATTTCTTTTTGAGAATTTTTAGTAAGGTTAGGAAGAATACTTTTGGAAAGTATGTTTCCTTCCTTCTTAGTTCGAAGAAAGAGAAAATTAGTGTTAAGTTTGAACAAACTAGGAAAGAACAGGCCAGAATTATTGAAATGGAAATGGTTGGAAAGTCGCAAGGATTTGGAGAATGGTGGACTAAAACGTTCACCGACCCTGTTGCTAATGCAACAGGGGGATTTGTTGGAAAAGTTGCGCAAAATGCTTTTTCTAATGCTATGTCAGGATTATTATCAGAAATACCTTCCAAGATAAAAGGTTTATTTAAAAATTTAAAAGGATCTCTGATTAATATGTTAAAAGCAGTTAAAGAAGCGTTTTTTAATTTATACAAGTGGTGTTCTGTTCAAGTTAAAACCATATTAGAGAGTTTGTCTGAATTAAGTAAGAATTTAGACATGAAAGTGGTTTTTGCTTGGTCAATTTTGTTTTTTTCTGTTATTGCTTGTATTATGAAAAAAGATTTGACTCCAGTACTTTTTAGTTTGATTGGATTGGCATTGTGCGAATGTGCCAGACGAGTTGGATTTAATCCATCGTCGGACGTTTTAGACACGATGATTCAATCCTCAAAAGAAGATGGAGTTGGATCGTCCCAAGCTGGAAATTATATCTTGGGACATTCATTTGCTATAGCTGTAGCAGTTTTAGGAGCAAGTAATACTGCTTTTAATCTGGCTGATAAGGTACCTCGTGTGTTTACGAACATCAAAGACGGAATCTATTATTACATGGATAAGATTTATTTTATGATATCAGGTAAGCATTGCTTTCTAAGCAAGACTGAAGTTGATGATCTTACAGAATATTTTAAGGAATTGACGGAATTATTTAATGATGAAACTTTGTATTCCACTTTCTTGAAAGATGATGTTAAAAGAAAGAAGATTATTAGACTTGGAAAGCAATTACGTAGATTTGAAACTTTATTGATGAGAGTAGATCGTCATCCTCAATTCTCGTTTTGGATGAGTAGATTTGATAAACTTAAAAATATGCATCAACAGGTTCTTGCTACAACAGGTACTCATGACAATAGGATTGAAACAGCTATGTTGTGGTTGCACGGAAAACCAGGTCAAGGAAAATCGTCCGTACTTCCCAAGATTTTTAGGGCAGTTTACGGTATTGTTAAACGACGTTTTCCGGATATGTTTCCTGAAGAATGGAGTGATGCTCAGGTTTTTACCAGAGCAAAAGGTTCTATTCATTGGGATACTTATCAACAACAGTTTATAACTTTGTTTAATGAAGTTGGAGCTCAGAGTGATTCTTCAGAGCGAGCTAGAGAAATGTTGGAGATAATGTCTGCATGTGATACAGCAGTTTACTCTTTGTTTATGGCGGCTTTGGATATGAAGGGAATTTCTTTGTTTAACAGCTACATGTTGGCTGCAACAACAAATTTGACTGATGCTCAATTAAAGACTGAGTGTGGATTAACAGATCCAACAGCACTGATTCGTAGGAAGACAGTTAGTGCTGAAGTTATTAGAGGAGAGACGCTTAAGGATGATTATTCTAATATTAATGAAGCATGGATTTTTGAAATAGATTATGAACAGAATATGGATGAACACATCAAGAAAGGATATCATCCTGAGATGTACGAACGTTGTAAGGCAGCACGAAAGATGGATAATTTGAGTGAATGGAAGGATGATAAAAAGTCTCAAGGAAAACTTCGATTGAATTTTTCAGAGGTTGTTTTCTATATGGCTGACACCATTTCAAACAGAATAATTAAAAAACATTCTACAGCTAAAGCTGATTCTGAGTTTGATTGGTGTTCGTTAATAGATAGAACGTTACCAGGGCGGAGCTTGACCTCAGTTAAGACCGAAGTTAAGAAGGTTGTTGAGGAGAAGAAAGAGAAAGTTCAAGTGAAGGAATCTAAGACTCAAAAATGGTTGAAAGAAGCTCGAGAATCGCTGCTAAATGGTGAAGATATGAAGTACGTAGCGGACCTCTTGAATAAAATTAGCAGTAGAGAAGGTGAGAGCCAAGGGTTTGAAGATGAAGTTATTATTCCAAAAAAAGATCAAATTAGGGAACATTTGTCCTATGAAGCCAGAGTTGTTATTGCACGTACTGCTTATCAAGCTTTCTTGAATGGACAGTATAAAGAGGAAATCCTTCTGATCGGAGAACAACCAACGATGGATAAGTATGAGTATTTGATGACTTTAGCAGATCTGGCTAGAGTTACGCATATACCCACTACAACCAATGTTGTAAATTTGAATGATGTCCGATCGTCAAGCTCTTCTGATTCAACTAAGATTATAGAAGAAGAGGAAGAAATTGTTGAAGAACCTGTTCCGAATCATATCCATGGACAAGTTACAGTAGGAGACATGGTAGATAAAATTGATAAACATACTGTGACATGGAAGCAGTGGTTTAAGGAAAAACTTTGTGCTCCAGTTGGTTTGAGTAAATGGTTGGCTGGTGTTAAAGAAGATTTTGAATATTGGGATACTGTTTTCAGAGAAGATTTTAAACTTCCTACAACTGATGTTGAAGAAACAATGTCTTGTATCAAGAATTTTTCCTCACAAGAGTTGGACACACTGTATTGGCATATAGAACATAAGATTTATGCCCCAGGAAAGTATCATACTAAGTTCAAGCTGGAGTGTTGGGATTTAAATGCGAAATTTTGGTACACTCTTTGGCGGGGACTTATGAATCCCATTTGGCATGAACGACGTGAAGCATATAGATTCATGAAGTTTGTTGTTTTGGGTTTCAGAATGATTGAACGACAGTTGATCCAAGGATACGATTTCAATTCAGGTGTTATTGAAGCATTGATAAAAGAAATAGAAAATCACGTATGGTGTAAAAAGCATGAGAAGTTCTATGTGGAAAGTTTTATTGATGCGTGGAAACAAGACGATCCCAATTTGATGCAATGTGTTAAGAAGTTTGAACATCCATTGTTGAAAGTTTTTGCTACTTGCTTGTTTGGAGATTATGAGGAAACAAATATTTTGCATTTGAAGATGCAAAAAGTTTCCACTGACAGAGAGTATGCTTGGGGAATGGATCTCACATATTTTGCTACGGTTTCGAATCCTATGGTTGCTTATACAGTCAAGGATGCGTATAAGATGTTAAATCCGTATAGACCATTATTGCACAGAAAAGGAGAAAAGCTCAAAATGATGGCTGTTAAAATGAAGCATAACATAGAGAGTTTTTATGATTATTTTAGATACATGGACCCTTTTTACTTTCAGGTGTTTAGGGGGGTGGTTTATGCGTGTGCAGCTATTTTAGGCTTTACTTTCGGAAGAATGTTGGTAGGGGCTGGATTGTACTGGTACGATATGGGCGTAAAAGAAGTTGAGACTGAGCCCGTTGGTAAGGAAGAAAATGAGTTTGATATTATTCCGACTCAGTATAATAGTTCACAGAGTCATACTCGGAAAAATACACCTCAAATGCAAAAGTTGAGAAGTGTTAACCCACATGTTGGAGCTAGTCAAAATTCTGAACAGGAGTCAGTTTTTGTTAATTCCTGTAATTCAATTTCAAACAACATGAGAGATTTTCACCTGTTCTATAAAGATGGAAGCTCTCATTCTTGTAAAATATTGATGTCAGGACATAAAGGCTGGATACCTGCTCATATTATAGGAGCATGGGGAACAGGCATTCGAGAAGTGGCTATATCAAATGGAGAGGCGTTGATACACCGATTTTCGGCTGATAGAATTTCAATGGAAGAAAATAAGGGTAGAGATACATATACTATTCATTTTCCAAAATCAGTTCAACCATATCCTAGTCTTCGAAGTTTTTTGATGAGTGAAGAGGATTTGGATGAAATGGTTTCAAATGAATACTATCAAGTATACAGACTGCACAAGAAAAGAACTAAAGATGGTTCGGTGTTGTATACGCATCCTGGAGCTAGAGTCGAGATGCACGAATCAGCTTTGTTTGATTTTAAGCATGGATCCGGAAAAGTTAGGACTAAAGTTCATGGGTGTTTTTCTTTGATTGGAGGTTTTGGAGAGGCTGGAGATTGTATGAGCCCTTATATTGCCAAAGATCCAAGATCAGGACAAGTTAAAATCCTGGGTCTCCATATTGGTAGAATTGGAAATGATTCATATTTTACCCCTCTTACGATGAATGACATTGGAGTGTCGCAAGGAGAAGCAGAAGGAGTGTTTGTCCCTTCGTGTGTCCGTGATTTACAACCAGCTGACCATACTCAGTATGAAGGAAGACTGGTAAGTATTGGAAAAGCGAAGAAGACAGTTTTTATTCCTAGTGAGACAGTGTTTGAGCCCTCTGTTTTTGGGTTAAATGCTCCAAATGGTGAACCCTTTGAAGGAGAAATTAGAGTCGCTCCTGCCGTTTTAAGACCCTGCGTTTATAAAGACAAAGAAACAGGAGAGATTAAAGATTTACAACCTTTAAAACAAGGAATGGCTAAGATGGTTTCTTCTCCTATTCGTTCGTTTCCGGAATGGATTATTGAATGGTGCATTAAAAACCCGAATGAAGCATTCGTAGGATTTTTCCCTCATAAAAGGAAGATTTTTAGATTGTTTACAATACAGGAAGCAATTTTCGGTATTTTGGGTTACTTTGATGGTTTGGATAGTTCCACTTCTGTAGGGTATGATATGCAAGTTTTGGGTTTTAAATCTAGAAAAGACGTTTGGAATAAGGATACAAAGTGGATTCATCCTGATTTGATTGCAGCAGTTATGGAAATTTTTGATGCTTGCAAAAAGGGTTTGATCCCAAAAAATGTGGTTGCTGCCTGTTTAAAAGACGAATTGAGAGATTTAGATAGAGTAAAAGCTGGTAAAACCCGCATTTTTTGCGTTGGATCCTTAGCTCATCTTATCTTTACCGTAATGGTTATGGGAGATATGGTGTGCTACATGAAAGCACATAGATCGACGACTGATGTAGCAATTGGGATAAATCCACATGGGCAGGAATGGAGTTTTCTCTATAAGAAAATTACTAGTTTGCCTGATGCATTGTACGGAGGAGGAGATTTTTCTGGATTTGACACCTCCATTGTATCCGAAATTGCATTCTGCATGAGCCAAGGTTTTCAATGGTATGCTGCAAATGCGACGAAGGAATACAAATGGTTGATTCACTGTGCGTGTATGAGCTCATTAGGAGCGTACATCGTTGTCGGTGATACTGTTTACGATATGGATTGGATGAATAGTTCAGGCGGATGGCTTACTGGAGTGTTGAACTCGTTTGCTAATTGCCTTATCTTCAATTCTTATTGGACTCTTATGAGTGCATGTCATCCTGAGGTTTTTGAAGGGAAGATTATGGATGAGCATATGAGACGAGCTTTCTACGGAGATGATAATTTGTGGTCAGTCACTCCAGATGTTTCACAATATATAAATATGAGATTAATAGCTCAATACATCTGGGAAGTTTTTGGGATGAAGTATACTACACCCTCGAAGGATGAAGTTACTACCGAATTTCTTGAACTGAATGATCTCGAATTTTTGTGTAGGAAGTTTGTTATACGGAATGGAATAGTGTACGCCCCCTTAGATAGTGATAGTATTGTGGGGATGTTACATTGGATTCGCCGTCCGTCTGCTAAAACTGGGTTGTCTTTAAAAACCCAGCTAGAGCAAAACATTGAGGTAGCTTCTATGGAATATTTCCATTATGGGGAAAAGACCTATAACGTCATGACCGAAAAGTTGAGAACTATGTGCGATAAAACATATCACTCCTTTACCGGTTTGCCGTTTAAAAGCTATCAGGAAAGGTTCAATCAGACCTTTGGTTAGTTCCTTTCTAACGTCCCGTCCGCAATGACATTAAACTATTTGTCCGCAAAGACGTAAAACTAAAATCTTGGGGAATGCATGGACTTGCTTGGGTTACAACTCGCAAGGATCGCGCCAAAAGATATTGTAACACATTACCCGCTAGTTAAAACTGATCCGATGTCACTAGCATTAGGTTAATATGGATTACTGAACATGTTGAATTATCATCATTACCCGAGACAAAAGAAGTCTCAAACACTGGTCTCTTATCTTTTGAACTGAATGAAGAACAAATAAGTTCTGATAATAGTTTCAAAAGTTTGACGAGAGACCACAACCCGTACACGAATCAGACGCCAGTCAGAATTTTAGAAAGAGAAGTGTTACATAGTGAACATTCAGTGCTTATGGTAGGATACACTGAAGTACACTGCCCTTTCTTCTATAATTATGGAACAAGTGTTGGTTGTCCAGAATCTATGGTCAAAGCAGCAGCATCTTTTAAGTATATTCGTTTTAAGAGGATTATTTATAGAGTGTTGTTTACTGGAAACCCATTTATTTACGGAGCAGTTTTCTTAACCTGTCAACCTTTGACAGATTTCAGAGATTCTGTTTCTAACACACCTTCAACTAGAGATGGAGGATGGGCAAGTGGATCTGATTCAATTATGCTAGATGTTTCTACTCAGCAAGAGTGTGAGATTAGCATTGATTGGCCCTTTCCAATGACTTGGGTACCAACTGAATGGATGAGTCGTGTACAACCACCCCCAGCTATAGTAAAACATACATTGAGTTTGCGTATTATGTTGTACAACGAGATTAAGAAATTGGTTTCAACTAGTAGTACAGCAGTTAATATGCAGGTGTTTTGTAGGATGGAAGGCGTTGAAGTGGCAGGTCCACAGCATATGTCTTTTCCTACAGATGAGTTTGAATTAGTTGGGAGTTCTCAGGGAGACGCAGCAGCTATCCCTCCGGCTTGGCAAAATGAGAGACCAGCTCCCGTAGTGAGTACACTTTTGTCGGCAGCATCAGCAGGAGCAACGATGCTAGGAGTGGGAGGAGCTATAGCTGGAGGATTTACCAAGCCATCATTTCTCACTGGAAATGACGTGGAAATAGGACCTATTTTACAAGGATTAGGAAATAGCACCCCGGCTACGACTACTTCAACAGTTTCTCAAACTAGAGTTATTCAGGATTTGTATGGTTCTGTTTTATATCCTGAAAACTCGCAAGTCTTAGCCGATGGAGGACTAGATGTTCCATCGCAAATGAATATGACCGTCATAGACTATTGTAGGACCCCATCTTTGTTGTATTGGGGCGAATTGGATACGGCAATTCATAACTTTTTAGTTGAACCCACGCATGAAGGAAGACCTCCCAATGTTTCTAGATTAGGAGCAATGAGTAAGTTTTTCAGATTTTGGCGTGGTTCTATCAACTACACATTCGTTTTAGTGTGTTCACCTTTAGTTTCTTTTCGAGTTCTATTTCAATTGAGATGGGGAACATACACAGAAATGGCTCCTATAACGGATGTGATATCAAAAGTTGTCACTATAAGAGGTACAACAGCAGTGAACATAACAGTTCCTTATCTGATGTTGACCCCATACGTTTTAACAGGAACAACCGATGGCCTGCCGACACTATACTATAAGATAATGTCGTATAGTTCAGGCGTGGGAGATGTTACGCCAGTGCTTCAATATTATGTATATGAAACACCGGGTCCTGACTTCGAGTTTTCCTCTATGAAAGTCCCACAGAAAACGTATGCACCAGGTCCAGTCCCGAAGAAAGGAAGAGTGGGCCGATCTCAAGCACGAGTATCCAGTTTTGTGGCGTTAGACTGGATAGCTGAGGGCCAGCCAGGCCCCTCGTATGCTAGAGAGGAGATGGGTACATTTGCTGATCTTGTGAAAAGGTGGACTGTCCGGACAGATTTGTTTGGGGCAGCCGCACCTATGAATCATGATTATCAATGGAATCGAGCTTGCAATATAGATATTCTTGCTTCTTTGTTTTTGTTTTGGAAAGGACAAACAAAGAGAAAGAATTTTTATGATTGGTCTACCACCCCTGCAACGACAGCATATTCTTTCGTGAGAATGCAGTCGAATTCAGCAGTAGGAGGAGTTGACAATTTGCCTGATCATCTCAGATTTGGAGATGGTATGGCTATTGCTAATAGAGACAAAACTCAAGTTATTGAGTATATTGTTCCTTATTTGTCAACTACTGAATGGCATTACACAAACTGGTTGGAAGGTTTAGCCAATGGGGCTTTCCCTTTACCAGCATTGCTATTTGATCCAATATTAGGTCAGTTCGATACTCAGGATGGAGTCGAAGCCGTAGCGGTTGCCGCAGGTGACGATTTCTCTTTCAGGTATCCACTCCCCCCACCGCGCATTCATCGATGGCAAGAAATGTGAAGCGAGGTAATCTCATGATAGGTTT